CAGGCAAAGTATTTGAGTTAGCTGTCCAAACTTTTACTACAGCAGCACCAAGATCTTTGAGAACAAGTTCACCTGCTTTAATTGAAGCGACTGCTCCAGATGCAACAGCAAACTTTTCCACCGATCCACTACCAAATGGACCTTCACGAAGGATTTGTATATCTCCAAGAGCCATAAAATTAAAATTAGATTATTTAACGCTTATTCTTCAACATATTCGCTTTAACTCTTTCTGGGTCAAGATTACGCTTTTTGAAATACTCAAGTTGTTCTTTCGTAAAGAAAGTATCGTTTACTTCTTGAGTTTCATTATGTGTACCTTGACTAGAATTTGTTATTTGTGAACGTGTCTGAAGAGATAGTTTTAGCTCTCTATTTTCTTTAAGAGCTTGTTCGATGATAGCTTCACGAGCTTTAGCATTTCTAGCCTCTTGAGTTTCAAGTAACTTTTCTTGTACCTTACGCTCAATGAGACTTTCCATGTCCTCAGCTTCTTCAAGAGGTTCATCATCAAAGACCTTACCTTTAGCTTTAAGAAGACCCCGTCGGTAGTTTTCTTTTTCAGCTTCAATACGCTTATTCTCCGCAAGGAGAGCCTCGTATTCGGCGGCAAAATCCACCTCTTGACTTTGTTCCTGTGGAGCCTCAGAAACTTGTTCAACTCCAGGAGCAGGTGCTGCCGTCTGCTCGGTTTCAACAGCTTTGATGTCTTCTGACATAATAATTTATTTTAAAACGCTTACGGCTGTGCGTTCCCCGCTAATCTAAGTAATTAGGTGTGAGGTATTGTGAGAAATGCTTTAAGAAAACTCACGCCACGCCCACACCCAAGCACCTATTTCTTGGATTTATATTTATCAAATATATCTGCTATATTCTTCTGAATTGAAAGGTTAAACAACATCATCTTACCGCTCTTCATATCATCAAAGCTCTCACTCTTTTCAAACATTACTTCGTATGCTTTCTTTTTAAGAGTCTCTTGAAATATATTCCAGATCTTTGTATTGAGTAGAAATGCCACCTCTGCCTTTACTGAATTTATTTCCTGTTCTGTCATCAATACACCATTCAAAAGTAGTTGTCCTGCTTTACTTATAGTTAAAACTTCTTTTTCATCAATTGTTGGTAACTTTTCGTTTTTTTGTTTTTTCAGCATTTTTTTTTGCATAATATTATAGAAAGTCTGACTTAAGAGAAGAAAGAGGTCGCTTTGTAATTTCTTCTCTTAGAAACCCATCAATTGCATTCTGCATCCCTTCAATCATATTCAGAGCATTGTGCAACTTTTCTTGAGAAAACATCTCTAGTGCTTTTGTAAACCTTTCAACATTCTCACCGTCTTTATCCAGCATTGAAAACAAATTCATTTCTTCGACAGTTTGTTTGGTCAACTGATTATTGAAAGCCTGTCTTAAACCCACTGATAAAGTCTGGCAAAACACCTTTGCGTCGTCTATACTTTTAGAGTTGTCCAGTAACATTGGATAAAACTCATCTTTTACTCGTTGTCTCATTCTCTTTGTTTCTTCCATTTGGATAGATTCTTTGACTAACTGTTCTTTTGTCTTCTCTTCTCTTTTTGTTTTCATAGCATTTTGTGTTTAGGTTTTCTACCACGTTTCTTTGGAACCTTTGGTTCGTCTTCTTGTTCTTCTTTGTCTAGAGACTCAAGTAATTCTATAAATAATTCTCTGAAGTCTTCGTTTGTACTCATTAAATGTCCTTGAAGACTTTGGATGTTTAGAGCGGATAGGTCTTCGTTTGTATACCCGTCTGTAACCACTACCCCACCAGAAACATGTGTGTACCCCGAACGTTTTATATGGAATAGACTTACCAGTTTTTGTTTGACCTCTGAGGGTAGACAGAGCCAATCAAAAGTATTCATTTGTTTGAACATAAGCATTTTTTTAATTACTACACCGTTGTACTAGACATTGGTGCTTGACTAAGTTGATTCATTGAACTCATTGCTTCGAGCGGACTACCGCCGTTTTGGACTCCTTGAGAAGCCATCTGTAACATATCCATACCACCCTCTTTTTTCATAAACTTATCTGGATCTTTTTTAGTTGTAGGACTTGTTGCAAATAGTAGGTCTCGTGTTATTGTTTCTTGATTTGATAAAGGATTTTGTATCGCTCTGTCATATGTCTCAAGTGCATAAGCTCTCTCAAGATCTTCACTCATCGGATTAAGTACATCAGGAGTTATAGCAAGATAATACTTTAGATTTCTGAATAACTCAGGATTTACTTTGTAAAGTTCTTCTTCCCCATCTTCACCACCTTGTTCTGATAACACTTGATAACTCATTTCCATTTCTTGATCCTCGCTTACTGGCTCTGAAGGTAGACTGTTATCAAACTTCACCCGTCTAATCTTTGACTTACCATGGCTTTTCTTTTCTCCCATAAAGAAAGTCTTATATACGAGTTCTGGATTATCAGTTAGTCTATCCACATCTGCAATTGTAAGGTATTGAAGAATATCTCCCATTCGTAACTTTCCAAACTGTTTAACGTGGTCTGAGATCATCTTTATAAAGAGACCAAGAACTGTAGCAGCATTTTGTTCAAGACGTGAAATCTCATATGCTGTTTGAGACCCTGCATTTGCCTGGCCTGACTGTAACGGATCTTCCGAGCTTGCATTAATACTTTCGTCCACCTTAAACATCGTGTCCATTCCTGCCCTAAGATTCGTAGAAAGATTAATAGCTCTTAGATCAGCGTCCTTATCACTCAAAGTTGTAACAGCTCCTGGAACGATTACATCTGATCCAATAATTTCTCCACCAACATTGATCATCGGAGGCATCAAATTGAGATAAGTACCATCAATGATCATTGGGTAAAGAGTATTGATAATATCAGCATCGGGTCCAAGCTTGAAAGCAAGAGACTTATAATAAAAACACTTATTATTGATGATTTCATACCCAAATTTATCAAATGGATAAAGTTTATCATTACGTGGATTCGGATTATCGTGATCTGTTAGCATCACCCCATTTACAATGATTATCTTCAGGTCAAGTCCTCTATTCCAGTAGATTACTTCTTCACCTTCCTCTTGACGCATGTTTGGATCATAGACTTGGTAGAAAGATTGATTTGCATCGTTATAAATCTGCTGTACACCCGGACGAACATATTTGAAGTTCTCATATTTATGGGCATACTTCGACTCTAAAAGAGAGTAAGACTGTACACGTCTCCAAATGAGCCACCCTTGCTTTTGAAGATCTGCTTCAAAGAAGTTCTCAATATAAAACTCATTCACGGGTACAACAATGTTCTGAAAACCTGAAAGAGTTTCATCTAGTTCAATCTCTTCTTTCCACTTCCCAGTCTCATCCTTATCTCTTTTTACTTTTCTGAATGCTTCAGCGTATTCTGTGTATCCAATAGAAGCTGGAGAAAACAAAGCTGTAATAGTTCGATACAGTGAATGATTTGTATAATTTGATTGATCCGCAGCCCACTCATTCAAATCTTCCATTACCTTAGCCGCATCTGTCTGAACCTGACTTTGATTGTTATATGCAAATACTTTTGGAAAGATGAGACGAGCGGTTGCATGAGCAGCAATTGAAATACATTTATTCCTTACCACAGGACGCATAGCACGACTCTTCCAGCTGTTTATTTCATCAGCCACAGGAGCATCACCATTATTTGGCTGATACGTATTGAAAGCCATTTGATCAATCTGATCTCTTTGAATAACAGACATGTCATTGAATTCAACACGAGGTTTTTGCATTGTCGTATCCCCAAGAGCAAAATGCTTCAAAATCATCTCATATATAGGCTTTACTTCATCTGAAATACTATAATTAGATGTTTCATAAGGAATAGAACCAGACGGTCCTAGCTTTGAAACAGCATTTATAAATTCTTCTCTAGTTTTTAAAATTGACATAACTTATCTTCTTAATCCTGTGGGGTAATATTGTTTAGCTTTTTGATTTTGCGAAGGTTTTAAATCAAACCATACTCTCATCATTAAACTATCAGCTCGATCTGGAGACCTACCAAGAATTTCCTTCATTTCATCTTTTGTGATAATCTTTAATTTTTGTTCTTTATCAGAATCTCTTGTTTTTATCACCTCAAGTTCTTCAATGGTTAAATCTTGCTCAGCAATTGAAATATTCTCTAACCTTATTTTATGATTATTCACCTTTTCAGAAAATATGTAGTAACATTGGGCTTTTAAATGTTGATAATTCTCTGGTTGATGTGTAATTGGATTTTCTAATGGAGTTGAATTATTTACAAAACCTTTTATACCCCTTATACCATCTACTACGCCACCACCAACACCATCTTCATCGACAATAGCATGCGAATATGGTATTTCTTCTTTCTCTAATAACTCTTTTATTTTACTATTCGTGACATCTATTCCTTGCCCTTCATAGATAATTGTTTTATAGCATTTCCATCCCTCCCACAAACGTATTATTGTCTTATCTTGTCCAAATCTAGCAATATCTGCGGTTAAATACTTTTCTTTACTTTCCTCTACTGTGTTAGTAAATATATCTGTTAAAGCATCATAATTCATCAAGCAGGTTGGATCGTCGTCGTATTCCCAATTCCCCAACATCAACCGCTCTTTCATTTGTTTGTCTTTAATTTGTTGTAGTTGTTTACCGTAATCTTCTGCTGTAAACGGATTATCTGAATAGAGTGATTGTATAAAAGCAATGTTCTCTGATAACTGTCCAGCTCTGAAAGGTTTATAGAATGTGTTATACGTCCAGTTTTTCTTTGGATTGCCAGTAATTGCAAGTGTTGGTCTGATCCCTAACTCTTTGTTTAAGTGTCTTCCTATACGAGACTTTAAAACCTCAAAGGCTAGACTATGTATTTCTCCTGCCTCTTCCAACGCACCATCCGTATATTCAGTTGATCCGAAACGTTCGTACAATGGATCAGATGGAAGAAACTTTAAATCTAATAAATCAATTCTACTTCCATTTTTAAACTCTATATAATTATACTGTCCGTTTAACTTCCAATCGTCAAAAGGAATATTATGAAATTTACAAACTTTATTCCAAGTTATAAATGTTGATTGCATTAAACGTTTCAACTCTTCACGCCCTATGAATGATCTATAACCTGGGTAAAAATATGAATTTACTAACCGTGTCTCACATAACCACCAACTCTTTCCTCCACCAGCTCCACCACCTAAAAATATTATATCTTTAGTCTTCAGAGCTTCCCATGCCTCATGTTGTTTTTTTGTCGGTTGAATCGTTGGGGTTAACATAGTTGAAACCTATAATCCTCTCTCCTTGACTCGTATGGTCAATTTCTTGTTTTCTTGAATAGTTTGTTTTATCCAGTGTTTCTTTTACAAACTTACTCATGTCAGCAACTGTTCTGACAAAGTCCTTATCACTAACTGGTAGTTGTAAAATGTCATCTATATTCTTATCAGCAAGCATTAGTTTTCTATCTCTTTTCCATCCTTCGACAAGGTCAGCAAGATTCAAATAATTATCTGAATGCCAAACATAAAGTGTACCCTCATTTATTTCGCTATGCTTAGCAATATCTTTCAGAGTTCTACCTTCAAGAATACCCTGCTTTATTTGTTTAAGGACTTCACCTGTAAGTTCTGTTGGTCGTCCTGCTTCTCCCATAAAAAATTCTTATCGTTATGCCCCATCTAAGGCACAACGGAATAATTCTTTACGCTGGTTGTTCTTCGATAATAGGTTCAACCAATACTTCTTCTACCTTTGGTTCTTCAATAGATTCTACTGGAGCGTCAACGATCGCTTCAATTACTTTTTCTTCTTCCATAGGTTTGATAACTTTAACTTCAGATACATCTGAAAGTGATTGAATTTTAACTGTATTTTCTTTTTCTCCGAATACTGTAACAACAAGATAGTTACCAGATAGTTGAACACCATTTTGATCTAAAACACTATTCATTTTTGTTTCTTTACCTTGGATGTCTTTAATAACTATATTCATAGATTATTTTCTTTTTTGACTATTAAGTGATTCTGAAAGTTCAGAAGCAAGTTTTTTACCTTTACTCTTTTCTTGAGTAATTTTACCAACCTTTATACGTTTTTCTCCCGACATATTATTTCTTTTTAAATGAGTTAGCCTTCATTAAAAGATCACCTGGCATAACTGAACCTTTAATATGCAGTTTATCTTTTAATTGAGAAACCTTTTTCTCCATAGTTTTTACCATTGGAGATTTAATTACTTTTTGTACTACTGGTTTTATAGCACTTTGAATTACTTTCTTCATATATTTTACAAAACAGTTACTCCATCCCATGGGAATACAACGCCGCCAGAAGTGCCACCACTCTTGATATATCCATATGCCTTAGTATTGATTGTCTGAGTACCAACTCCAAATAAAGTTTCATCACCCATGAAAATACTTGGCAGCGTACCTTGCAACCCAATATGACCAGCTGTTGATGAACTTAGCCATAATTCAAGTGTCCTATAAGAACCTGAACCAGTTGCGTCGTTCGAATATCCAATCGCAGAATCAATAATCATACCAACTGATGGACTGTATAAATAACAACCCCCGAGGGACAAAGCGGTCGTCCCATCAACGGCTGACAATCTTTTCCATGATGTAGTAGTAAGACCTGCAGCCGCCGCCATATAAACGGTAGTATTGCCACCAGCATTATTAAAAGTAACAACTGGGTTCGCATCAGCAGCGATTGTATTAACTAATTTGCCTGAAAACCCAATCATATAAGTAACAGCGTTTTCCGACCAGAAGAGGACATCATCACCTTCATCACTTGCAATTATTGAGTAGTTCGCAACCCCACCAACGAAACCGACAGCATCTGTATAATGAAGTGCTATAGCGAGCTTAGGGTTAAGCCAGTTTGCTGCATTCTCTGGATCTGCTTGATTTGCAGTAGTATCAAAGCCGCCGGTGGGAGCTGTAATAGTCTTAATATTATATGCAGCATCATATTCAAAAAGAACCTGAAAAGGATTTAGAGCACTACCAGATTGCAATACAATGTAATCACCAACAACGAGTGCACCAGTACGCCATGAATTATCGGCTGCTAATGTGCTAACGGCATAAGGATCAGCGGGTACCTCAAAAGGAGAAGCTGCTGCACTTGAGTAAGTCTGAATAATAGACCATGGTGCTGTAGGTCCCAGATATACAGACGTGGGGTCATTGATCAGATATTTGACCATGTCTTGCATAAAATCCAGCAAGGTAGCTTTGTTTACGTTTGGATAGAAATTTGTATATGTTGCCATATAGAAAAAAATTATATAAAAGTTTAAATAAATACCCTAAGGATCTATAACTGCTTGAATAACTACCTCTGGTATAATTGGTCCAAACAATGCGTCTGCATCGATAACTTGCTCCAAAGTACCCAGTTCAAATAAGGGTCCAAATAGTTGTCCAAGGTCAACGCTACCAGAACTAATATTAGGAACAAAAGCCATAAAATAATGAATTAACCTTTATTCGAAAAAGGAAGACAAACCACATTTATATTACCAGCAACATAAGTGGTAACTCGAAAGTTTAGCCATTTAAGGCCAGAAACGTTGACCATTAAATTCTTTGTGTCGTCAGCACCAGCGAATGCTAAACCAGTATTACCAACAACGATTGTTCCTGGTTCTAAGTCCCACATAGATAAGTAATCCCACTGATTTGTCGCAGATTGTGCTGCTGTAAAATCTGGGACGGCATCACTATCTACACTCTTACCCATAGACCCAACACACTTTACAGTCAAATTCGCATTTGTAGCACTAGAGATACAAACACAAATATCTTGATAATCTGTAACATCAATACTTGTTCCAATACCTGTTGATGCTTTAGCATTTAAAATAACACGTCTTTGGACTAATCTATCTGAAGTAGACATATACAATTTTTTATTCGAGTTAATTCCTGTTGACGGGCCGTAATGTCTCAGCGCCTGGTCCCGTCCCGACAACACAGAGGTTAGTCGTATTGCGACGCATCAACTGAAATTAACATTTTTTACCTTTTTTCTTTTTCATAGATTATATACTTTCACCTCGACCTTTCGAAGAACCAAGAGGTATTGAGGTTTTTTGTTTAATGAACGTCCAATCAATAGATTGAAGTGAAAATATATATTAACCTGAATACGAGATTCAGATGTTATTCAAAAAGAAAACTAATTCTTTTTATTCCATCCAAGAAGATAATATGTTAGGGCCGAGGCCACCTATTACCTCCATGCTTGTCGTGGACAGATGGATATATACTTATTTTTCCAATTCACAAGATAACAAGTTGTGCCACTCTTCCATTATTTCTTTTCTACTAGCAAACTTCCTCACGACAAGACCTTCAAGAGCCTGAAACAAGACGTCACAATGTGGAGCAGATTTATCAAAAATAATATTAACAACTTCTAAGCCGTCAAAACAATTTGAAGAGGATGGGTTTATAACTTTATTCTTTTTAAATTTCATATAAAAAAATAGGCCAAAAAAGAGCCTATCGAATAGTATTATATTGTGGATTGCTTGACATAACGAATCCATTTTATACTTATGTTTACAGTATACGCTATATAATTCTATGTGTTAATAGGCTAGGGTGTGCATAAACTGTTGACACAATGTAATTATACATAACAAGTTATACACAGATTGACTTGATTGAATTTAAAAAGTATGATATAGTTCTTGTACCGATGAATATGAAAATATTCTGAAGGTGAGCGCATATAACCAAACCACACGTCTATTAAAACACCGTTTAGAGTGTGTACCTACAGAAACCGAAAGGTCTATGTAGGTGTGCCGCTCCAAGCGGTTTTTTTGTTTTTAAAAGGTCGAATATGTTAATACCAGGAGGCTGCACTTTGTGGGCTAGACAAACCCTAGATAGTGATATATTTAAAAATAAACCAGATAAGTGGTTTAAAATATGGTTTTATATTGTAAATAAAGCAAACCATAGAGATAACAAAGAGTTTAAACGTGGGGAAGCATTTCTAAAATACGAGTGGATTGTAGAGGCGACAGGGGCAACAAAAAGCCAAATTGACCATTTCATCCGTTGGTCGAAGGTTGGGAGAATGTTGGCGACACGAAAAGCGACACGCGGACTGTTCATTTCTGTGCTAAAATATGAGCAATTCCAGAATATTGAAAACTACAAAAGCGACAGCAAAAGCGATTTAAAAGCGAAACAGAAGCGAAACAGAAGCGACACTATAAACAAGAATGATAATAATGATAAGAATATAGTCGATTCGCCTAACGGCTCACCGACAGTAACAAATAATTTTATGTATGAAGAATTGAACGACGGAGAAGTGACCTATGATTCAGAGGACAATCCAAAGAAGAAAGATACGTTTGGTGAGTATCCAGCTCGAGTGTCGGTTGAATATTGTAAGCTAACGGGGAATAATCGAGCCTCTGCCCAACTCAAGGCCGCAAAGGAATTGATGAAACTCGCTCTCAAGAATTATCCAAAAGATACGAGGGAACAACATTTTGAGGAAATAGTCTCTCGGATGAAGATCGCTAAAATCCATTACGAGAACCTTCCAAATCCTATTACGGAGTGGTCACTCGGAAAAATTGTTGAGAAGTGGGATAAAATACTTTCAGAATGGTATCAAGAAAATTTAAAACTTAAAAAATAATTGTATGAGTGAATATCTTGAAAAATCTCTCAAAGAGGGTGTTACACTAGACCGCGTTGTACCTATCAGCACAAAGTCTTATCAGGAACTTGCAATTGAAATGCTAAGAACTGAAAAATCTCCTGCTATAAAAACAGGCTTTGCAGAACTTGATGACTTATTTGGTGGATTTGAGAATGGACGCTTGTACGTACTCTCAGCTCCAACAAAATCTGGGAAGACCACCTTTGCCCAAACGATCATGTACCGAATGGCAAAGAATAAACAACCATCACTTTTCTTTTCATACGAGATGGGAAACAACGAGGTAGTTGAGAAGTTTTACGATATGGATCGTTCCGAGTGCCCTATCGCGCCAACAGATCTACCGCTTTTCATGCCCATTGATCTTCATAGGCAAGGCGGAGAATTACAATATTTGTGGATGTTTGAGGCTATAGCCAAAGCTAAGAGAGAACGTGGTATCAAACTAGTGGTTATTGATCATCTCCACTTCTTGCTTCCACTTCGAGACTTCAAAAATACGTCGTTCATTATCGGCGGGATCGTTCGTGAGATCAAACGCATGGCTGTACTTCTCGAAATACCGATAATCCTTATCTGCCATATTGCAAAAATCAAAGACAACAAAGTACCTGACTGGACTGATATTCGCGACTCCTCGTTTATCACACAAGAGGCGGATGTTGTATTTATGCTTTATCGTTGTACAAACGCAGAAGCACCCAAGAAAACCAGTGAGTCGTCCACAGTCGCAACATTCACAAACGAAGCTATATTTTCAGTCGAGCTAGATCGAGTTCGAGGAAAATCTGGAAAGTTGAAACTCTTCCACAACGGAGTTATGTTTGAAAAAAGCTATATATAATATGCACGACATCCTTGACCTTACACCAGAACAAGAAGCGGCACGAAGAATGCTGTTTACAGAAGTTTTAGAGGACGACATACGAGACTCAAGAAAACTAGAGTTTGATTTATCGAAAGCACAAGTTGAACACGGAATGTACTTTGGAGAAACAATGTTAGAGACGGCTAAACATAAATTATTCAAACAAGACCTTACTGTAAAAGAACTTGAAACATACAACAAAGTTGTAAAAATGTACGATAACGCATTAGAATTTGGAAGGAGGTTTACTAGCGAAGATTATAAAAAGTTTTTATGATTCACTTTCACTCAAAACCTAACTTTCCATACAAGATAGTTTTGAAAGGGCGAGACGGAAAGAAATTTACTTATTACTCATACGACACCGAGTATTTATCATATGACGATACAAATCTCGAAGTCGAAATAACACAAAACAAATATGACCTGCCAACACTGCCAAAGCAATCAAGCCTTTTTAGATGACGAAGATGGCTCTATGCTCGTTCGATGCCCTGTTTGTCTATCAAAAGATGTCTATATGCGTCCGTAGATAACTTATCAACACCGTAGCGTACGCAGGCTATTGACAAGTGGATAAATATGTGGTATAGTATGTATGTAAGGTTGAAGAGAGAGGTTAGCTGATTAGCACTTTCTCATCGCTGGAAAAGGAAGAGGTGGTGTCACTGACAAGCTGATAACTACCTCTCCCCTTAGAAAGCACACAGCCTTTTAAATCGTTCACCTTGTGTGAAAATAGTTCATTTACAAAAGTTGACTCGACATAGATACATAGTGTATAATAGCTAGGTTATCTACACTATGTTAATCTAAACGATATATGTCAAAATTGGAATGCGTGTATTGCGGGAGTTTCGGGGATACTATGGATCTTTTTGTACCATGGACTTACATGCATCCTGGAAGACGAAAAAGATCGTTGAGACAAACACCAAGAAAAAATTTAGTCCCCGCTTGCCGAGAATGCAACAACATTGCAGGCAATAAAGTTTTTGAAAGACTAGAAGACAAGCGGGAATATATACAGGGTAGACTTAGTATAAAATACAAAAGAATTATCGATTTACCGCATTGGTCTGAAAAAGAGTTAAACGGGTTAGGGTATGGAATACGAGCTGGTTTAAAAATTAAGTTATTAGCTCGTAAATGGGTGATGAACAGAATAAATTATCCATATATCACATTCGATATAACGACTACAGAAGAAAGTTTACAAGAAATAATGTTAATACTTACGAAATGATATGACAGAAGAAAAATGGATAAGTGTTTACCAATATTCTAAAAAATACGGTAAAACAAAACAACAACTATATCTCGACATGAGAACAGGCAAACTTCCAAAAGAAAAATGGCGTAAAGCGACAATCGAAGTATCAAGGCTTCAAATCCTAGATGAAGATTAAAAACTAATATAAATACAAATATGAAAAATCGCACAAAAAGAGTTTACATAACTAAGGCAATCAAAAAACAATATTTATACTGGAAAATCTTAATTGTGGTATTCGTAGTAGCAGTATGTGCCTTTGGAGCCATAGACCAATATACACAACGATATATTGCAAGTCTCACTCCACGAACAATATTCTCACATCAATTCATACAAAAAGCTCAAGCAAAAGAAATATCAAAAGTAGAAAATATACTGGGAATCCCGACTATACAAACAAAGAGTGCAAATGCTGGTGAAAGTGTTGAACGGGCAATCCGAAGAATTGCAAAAGAAGAAAACTTCAAATGGCCAGATTGGTTGGTAAAAATTGCAAAATGTGAAAGTTCTCTTAATCCGAAACTTACAAATACAAAAGGAAATAATCCGAAGACAAGTACAGACCGAGGTTTATTTATGATTAGTGACTACTGGCATAAAGAAGTATCAAATGAGTGTGCATTCTCAGTAGAGTGCAGTACAAAATTTGCAATAAAACTTACTATGCAAGGTAGACAACACGAATTTGTGTGTAACCAAGTTATTAAAAAATAATTCTATGGAAACTTTTTCAAGTGTTGAAGCTTTACAAGAACAAATAATCAGAGTTCTCGAAGAGAAATGTGAAGTCCAAAGACAACTCATCATAATGTTAGAAAATAAGTTAAAAAATAAATAATCTCTAATGATATGTCAGAAGAACAAATGAATCTTTGGGTAGCAGTACAAACAAACGTAACACAAGCATATAGTCAAGGAGGTATTTCACTTTCAGAAGTAGCCAATGCAATCGCTGATAACTTAGACACTGCAGAAATACAAAGACTTATGTTTTTTCTTCAAGAAGAATTTGACAAAAAGTTAAAAGAAAATAGTATAACTTTGTAAATATGAATCAAGAATTACAAGACGAAATTCAATCCGACAATACAAGTATGGAGGAAAAATTTGAAGCACTAGAGCTTTCAGAATGTTGTGGTGCGTGGAAAACAGATTATGGATTCTGTTCCGCCTGTCACGAACATATTTAACTCAATAATCATAATTATATGGGGAATGCAATGAGACTTTTAGAAAGTACAATATGGGGTGGTTGGAAAAACGTTCCACCAATTACAAAAAGAAAAATAGAACGTGCAGAATATGAAAAAGCAAAAGCGATTGTGAGTGAATACGAATGTACGGAATTATCAAAGAATGTACATAGTGGTCATTTCAAGTGTACAGAGGTAGATTGTATTTTATAATAATTATATGAAAGCATTATACGCAAAACTGCTGAAAATTCAACAAGAAATAAAAGCAATTAAGAAAGACGAAACAAACCCATTTTTCAAAAATAAATACTTTGATATCAATGGATTGCTTGAAGAGTTGAAACCAGTATTGAATGCAAATGGCGTTGTTGTAATGCAACCTATTGCAACAGTTGAAGGAAAGTCAGTTTTAGAAACATTGATTATTGATATTGAAAGTGGAGACCAAATTAAAAGTTTTGTACAGTTACCAGAAAACATAGACCCACAAAAAATGGGGAGTGCTATAACATACTTTCGCAGATATTCACTACAATCATTTTTCCTACTTCAAGCTGAGGACGATGACGGAAATAAAGCAAGCGAGAAAAAAGAAAATCCAGATAAAAGCCACGCTCCACGACCAATCACACAACCTATTACTCAAAATAAATTCTAAAATATGCAAGTTACACTCAAAGGAATCGTAAACGAAAACAAAGTTGGAAAAAATACAGGAAAATCTTTTATTTCATGCCGCTTGCAAGTCTTCTCAAATAATCTACAAAAAGATGTATGGCTCTCTGGTTTTGGAGATGCTATGACAAAAACATGGAGTGCTGGAGATGTTATAGATATTGATATTATTCCTAATGGAGAATATTTCAACTGGGCTGTTAATGAAAATACTCAATCAAGTCCAGATAAAAAACTTTTATTGCTTCAAAGAATTGAAACAAAACTTGATATTATTATTGGAAAATTGAATGCAAGACCACAAGAAAATGCTGAAATTGTAAAAGAAATAGCAAAGGAGTTTAATGGAGAAGTATCAGATTTTGGGAATCCAGTTGGAGAGATAAAAGTTGAGGATATACCATTTTAAATATGAATCAGCACTACTTGCGCATAACAGACAAATGTTCAATTCCAGAATCACTTGAAATAGACAACGAATACACTTTTGCTGGTATAATAACTATAGAGAAAATTGAAAAGGCAAGTAATGGAGAGGGGTTCGACTTTACCCACAAGGCAAAGTTTACAAGTCATTTAGAGCTTCAAAAAGGTGATAAAGTATTCAAAGGTACAAAGAAGTCATCTATCTCACAAAAGATGCGTAACAGGGCGTATATAGCCTCTAACGAACAAGGAATAGACCACGATACATATTATGAACAAATGGGAAATAAGATTATAAGATATTGGGATTTAGTTGATACATTTTTGAAAGATAAAAGTTAATATGAAAGATTATGAAAGCAAATAAACACGCACAGATAATGGCCAAAGTAAAATGGAAGAAAAATCCAAAGACAAAAGAGGAAATGTCGGCAATGGGTAAGTTAGGTTGGACCGAAGAAAGACGACAAAAACAAAGAGAAGCGATGAGAAAAGTTAATCAATTGAAATATGGAAAAGATAAAGAAGAAAACAAAGTTTAAGCGTTGTCCAGTTTGTAAAACAGAAACAATAGCAATGATTTGTTGTAAAAAGTTACTCAAAGAATCCTATGCAGAGAATAAGCCAAAAAGTAAAAGAGGAGAATCAGAAGAATAAGTTTTTCGATAAGTGTTGCGTACCAAATTGCCCTGAAACAGATATTACATGGCAACACAGTTTACAGTATCGGGGTCGCCAAATTGCAGACATAGTCGTCCCGCTTTGTAGAAAACATCACCTTGGTAATGGGCTCGGTTCTATCACACGAATAGGGAGTTTATGGAGTGAGTTGTGGAGTATCACATTGCACCGAGAGTGGCTTTTAAAAAACTGTCCAAAGTTTGACTGGATACAAAGAAAAAAATACTTAGAAAATATTTTAAAAACCTGGGTATGAAAAAGATTAAACTTACACAAAATAAATATACACTCGTTGATAACGAAGATTTTGAAGTGTTCAATAAATATACGTGGTGCGCAGTAAAAGACGGAAATACGTTTTATGCGCAAAAGACTACCAGTAAAAAAGATGGGTCTACAACAACTGTTCGACTACATAGAGAAATTATGAAACCACCAAAAGAACTTATGATAGACCATATTGATAGAGATGGTTTAAATAATCGAAGAAGTAATCTTAGATTTTGTACAAATACTCAAAACCAAATGAATAGTTGTAAAAATAAAAACAATACTAGCGGATTCAAAGGCGTTTATATAGATAAAGGAAAGTTTAGATCAAGAATTTCCTTTAACGGTAGACGGATTCATCTAGGATTTTTCGATACCAGAGAAAAGGCTGGAGAAGCATATCAGGATGCTTGTGTAGAATTTTACGGTAAATTTGCTAATTTAAAATAAATAAGTGTGAAGATAAAGAATCACCTATAGAATTTAAATACTATGTCTCTTGTACAGAAGAAAAAGCGTGTCCGTTTCACTTGTCCACTGGAGGATCAAGAACAAATAGCAGTAGTACAATACCTAGAGTTAAAAAATCTAAAGTTCACAGCGATTCCAAACTCAACATACACAACAAGTTGGAATCAAAAAAGAAAAAATAAAGATACTGGGTTGCGAGCAGGACTACCAGATTTACTGATTATCATAAAAGAAAAACTTGTATTTATAGAAATGAAACGTATTAAAGGAAGCAGTACTCCTCAAGAACAAATAGACTGGATTACAGCTCTAAATATGGTTCCAAATGTTTCTGCACGAATATGTAAAGGCTCTGACGAGGCGATAGAGTTTATAAATAATTTTTAAAATAACTAACACATAACAATATGTCCGACTCAAACAAAAATTGTGCTGTTTGCAATGCCTGCTATGCCTGCGATTCCTGCAATGCCTGCCGTGCCTGCTATGCCTGCGATTCCTGCAATGCCTGCGATTCCTGCAATGCCTGCCGTGCCTGCAATGCCTGCTATGCCTGCGATTCCTGCAATGCCTGCCGTGCCTGCTATGCCTGCTATGCCTGCGATTCCTGCCGTGCCTGCGATTCCTGCGAAAGTGTAAAAAACGGTATATTCTGTTTTCACCTTGAAGGAGCTAAAAACGTAATATTCAACAAACAAGTAACAGGAAAAAGATTTTATGAAGTACGAAATGAGTATCAAAAAAAATTAGGAGATTGGTTACCTCACCAAACAAATGGGTATAAACTTTATAAAGAAGCTGGTTGTAAATGGGATAAAATAGATGTTTCAAAGTTAGAGTCAGTAGACTGGTTTGAATCTTGGAAAGATATGCCACAAGAAGTAATCGATTTTATCAAAAGTATTCCAGAATTTGACGCAGATATTTTCAAAAGTATTACTGGATTAGATGCTTCTATTTCAAAGCGCTCAGTTGAAGATGTACTTGCTGGATTATCTGAAGAAGATAAGAAGTCGTTGAAATAATCTACTACACCACATAATATATTTGTGTGGTGACTGGAGATTGTTTATTCCTTTGGGGTGTAGCTTAGTTGGTAGAGCAATGGCGTACAATCCATAGTCGCAGGTTCAAGTCCTGCCACCCCATAGGAGTCTATAACAACGGAGGTGTCCAATGAAGTACACCAAGTGTCACTGTGACTGTTCCTACATCGTCCAGGAGGTCAACGGAGCGTGCTTGAAGATCCTCTTCAAATGCTCCTGTGGGCATTCTTGGATCCAGGTTTATTTTACACTTCTCACCTGATGGAGGTTCTATGAAGCAGATGTTCGTCTACTGTTGCAAGTATACCTGTCTCACCGTCCTCTGGACGATGGAGTGGGATACGGACAACTCGGAATATACGAAGTACGAGACGGTCAGCGATACTTGCCACAAGTGCAAGGAAGAAGACAAGGGTCGTCCGAAGTTCACTCCGATCCGCGCGGGGACGGTCAATGTCACCAGCCCGAATGACTTCGATGATCTTATGCAGAAACGCAAGCTCGAAGCTCGTAAGACGAGTGGAAAGGGACCGAACCGTGGGAACCGATGAAGAGCGTCTCTGTGAGGAATGCTGTGGTGTGATGGTCTATTACAAGACCATCGGCAACTACGACATGTTCCAGTGCTTGTCTTGCAAACACATCGAACACGAGGAGAAGAAGCGCCCCGTTCGTAATACGGAACCGAGCTTCCTCGACGAGTGGAACAAGTCGGAGGAGTGAAGTGCGCTGTCCAAATATCAACTGTCGGGCTAAAGGCCTAACACCCGTCCGAAATGGCCACGAACTTCACCCTGATGAGACGATGACGGTTGAACAGGAATATCACTGTGGCCGTTGCAATATCCGCTTCATCGTCCGCTGGCGCCAAAAGCAAGAGCCACAAAGGGGTAAACCTTGAACCAGCACTGTCCAAAATGCTGTAGCCCCCATGTTCGCATCATTGGACTTCACTTTGATGGCAAAGGCAAATGCCTTGTCATAAAGAAGTGCGACTCGTGTTTCCACAAGTTCTCCTTCGTGGAAAAGAGTCAAAAGGTTTCGCCCTGACAAGGCGAATGGTGGTATAGCGAACAGGGGCGCCACTAAAAACAAAGCCCCAGTTCACCAATAACATTTTTTTATATGAAACAAATACCACTCACGCAAAGTAAGTTTGCTTTAGTAGATGACGAAGATTTTGAAGAATTAAACAAGTATAAGTGGAACGCACAGAATAGTTATGTCGGCGGGCTGCCCCTGGGGGTGGTGACACTTGGTAACTCAAGCACTTCGTCAGTCTCTGAACTCAATCACTCTGATACTTTGACACTCGGAAACTTTGAACACAATCGGTTTTGCCCATGTTGCGGAAGAAGTCTTAAATAACTCCATTTCTAAGAGGATAAGAATATATTATGACAAATTTTGATAATTTATGGGATAAGTTTTGTGAGGTTTACCCACCTATGGATTGGAAAGGACATAAAAACGAGTATTTTAAGGAAGAGTTCAAAGAAATACTTTTTGATATTATGGATGGTATGAAGTTATCTTGGAAGGCTTATGGATTGGGAATGCTTGAAGACCCAAAAGGAAGAAACCCGCTTGATATGATTGACGGTTATAATCTTGCGGTCAAAGAAGTTGGTGATAAGATTGATCAGTTCTTTGAAAACCACGAATGTAATATGGTCGAATAACCCAAATAAGATAGTTTGTTCAATCCTATTCCAAAGTAAATCAACCAAAAATATGTCTGAAGAAAATGCAACAAAAGTAAATCCATTTGGATATTTCAAACCAGCAGAAGCAATGCTTCCTCTCATTCAAGAAGTACGAGACGGATATTCAGGACTTCACAAATTCCTCATGACCCTGCCTCCAAGCCGAGAAAGAAGTGTGGCTATTACAGAACTCGAAACATCGGCTATGTGGGCAATCAAAGGGCTTGTACTTAATGATAGTGGTTCAACACAACCAAACGAATCAGGCGTAACAGGCGCATAAATTCAAATTACTAAATTTGGAATGGGACTGAACAAATTATCAATACTAAATTTTAATAATAGGGATATGAAATACCCAATTTGTCCAGAGTGTGGAGAAAATACAATAGTTTTATTTGCGCCACCAAAAGAAGGTAAGTATTGTTCTGCTGATGACGTTGAATGGAAGAACGTGGATATCCAAAGAACACATTTGTATTGTTGTAATGGTTCCTCTACCTGTAAATTCAACACAAAAATTCAAGAGCTTACTACGCCGTTAACTGAAGCAAGATACAAAAAGTTTTAATTCAATTAAAATAAACATATGAAGAAAGAAAAACAGTCGAAGAAAAAATAATAGAAATATTAGGCTTGGAAGGCTATGACGGTGACGATAATCGCTTCCTACTTCGCACCGAAGACGGCTTTGTTACAGAATCTATTGATTTTTCTGAAGAGGTCAAAGAATTAGAAGAATTTGTACATTCTATTCTATTCGCCTCAATAGAAACTAGTGGAGAAACTTTAAAAGAAATTCTAGATATTGCCGAAGGAAAACAATACGTATTTCAAAACGAAAAAGAACGCCTGGACATAATTAAAGAAAAGCTGAGAGATTTATTGAACTCCTCGTCCCCTGAGACGATAGCAAAGTAATTATATGATAAGAGAATTAAGGTTAGTTCTAGTAACAGTCTTTGTGGGTTTAGCAGTAAAAGTATGCCCGAAAGATGCAACAAATACTTTGATTTGGTTTACACAAATTCCACTAGAAAAGTAATTATATGTTCAAAGACTCAAGCGACGGTACTACTCATGCAGTTTGTAATCAGAAACTCAGTGATTATGGTTCAAATGCAAAATGTTGTGGTTGTTTTCCACATGAAGATTGTGAACTTAAAGAAAAAAGTATTTAAAACCTTACTAGATTGGAAACCTTTTGAATAATATGAAAAAACTTCAACTCACAAAACCCTGTCACAATTGTGAACGCTACGGAAGAAATAGAGTTATATGCCAGTGGTGTAGTGCTGATATAATTCAACCAAATATTATTGTCTGGGCTATATTCTTTTGTATATTTATTTTAGGTTTTATTCTTGGTGTTGGATTAAGATAATATGAAAACATTTCTCATTCTACTCAATCTCACTTTTGCAATTCTCAACTACTATTATTTTTTTAAAATTAGAGATATTAGATCTTTATGGATTGGCACCTTAAACTTTTTAATGATATTTTATGTCTTATATAGATAACGAAAGAGATGTCGGTATAACACTTTTTATAATGGGAGGGTTTATTTTAACAATTATTATTTTATCTTGTTTCTTAATTTAATTTCTCATAAAAGCCTATCTTATGGAAAACGAACGACTCTATCAGTTTACTTTAGACCAGTCATCTGGTAATGGATATTTACATTGTGCTGCACAGGCCGTGCTAGACGCAACAAAAATATTAACTGTCTACTCAGGAAGTAAAGAGATACAATATAGAAATAAATTGATTTTTTTGACAGAAGGTAGAATTGTTGAAATGGTAGCAAGTTGTATGGGATATGATATAGCCAAATTTAGAAAAGCGTGTGTTGCTACTTTAGAAAAAAGTTATCTTATAGAGAGATGTAAATATAAAAGATACTGGTAAAAACAAAAACGTCCCGATAAAGGAATGTTTGAGCTAAGCCGTTACAAACGTGACACATACTTGGTTCGCTCTTATGAAAGAGACATCCTAATATTCCACGGTAAACAATAGCTTATTTCTGAGAGTTGATATAGTCTTTTAAAGGTATACCTGGGTGTACACGCAAGGTTTGCATTACAGCCTTTAAAACAGCCAAAATAGCTACGTTTACACTCCAAGACTGTGTTCCGTCCAAAACGTTGCCAAAGTACACTAGGAAGGCAAGAATAGAGGTCTCTAGTGAAGCCATAAAGACTTTACGAAACCAAACGGGGAGTTTTTGCCAGTATGTCATACTTATGCGTTAAAATTTAAATTATTTACTTCTTCTTTTGAAATGCTTTTCCCTTGATATATATATTGATTTTTTGACATGAATACTTTTGTGTATACAACGTTATCTTGAAAGAAAGGCATAGGGTCAATGGCAACTTTATTTTTGTAGAGTCCAAAGTGTAAATGCGCTCCAGTGGTGTATTTCCCAGTATTTCCACCCCACCCAATAACTGTACCAGCTTTTATAAAATCGCCACCTTTTAAATCTGACCAACCACCTCCATATTTATCATCTCTATAAACACGGATTTTATCTAGATGAAAGTAAAGCGTTTCGTAAGTCGGTTCACTTGCGTCTGTAATACGAACATATATACCTCTATCTTTATCCGCATTCTCTGGTGAAGTTACATATCCGTCGTGCGCTGCAACAATCGGTATAAGTCCTTTTTGTTCGTTTGAGTCCTTATCTGAACGTAAAAATCCTGTAAGTTTATTGAATAAGTATTTGAACGGCCCTTGAGTTTTAAAATCTACTCCATTATGTCCTAAAGGGCCGTAGAATAGTGCGTTCTTATTTTCGCCAAACCACTGATTTACTAAACAATATTTTCTATTATTGAAGTAATTACGTTGTATTGGTGAGCGTAGTTGCATATAATTATATCTTACCACTTACCCATTTTAAAAGTAACTGGGATATTACAGTCCCGAGAAATAGTGCTACACTAGAGTATACTGCAAACTTTGCAACAAACTGTACTTTCCATAATTCTAAACCCGTAATACGATTTTGTGCTTTTTCTACTTCTTTGCCAATATTTGAAATTGAATTTTCGATTCTAACTAAAGACTCTTTGATATATTCAATGTCCTTCTCGCTTTTAGCAGAATGCACATCTTGCTTTGAAAGATGGTCTTTTATTTCATTTATTTCTTTATCCATATTAAGTACTAATAATAAGTGCTTGATTATCGTCTACTTTAATTCCAGTGTCTATGAGTAGTTTACTCGTTGATCCAGCTATAACGTGACCTGCTGCTGCTTCGTCCCAGACTTGATCTGCAAAATGATATTTCTCAGCACGAGCATCGTCATAGATAGTAACAAGTCCTGATTCGTCCGCGAGTTCAAATGCTCCACGAATTGCTACTACTCCACCCGTACAAGTTGCGTCCAAAATTACAATTCCTGTTCCAGCTATTGTGCAACGATCCAGAGCAGTCATGTTTTTAATTTTGACACTTCCAGCGTAATGTCTTAATGCAACATCACAAGCTCCGACAACGGCAAAATCAATTATTGGACTATTTGTAATAATATCTCCAGCTACTTCAGAAAAACATTGATCGAAGAAATAATTTCCAACTGCACCCAAAGTAATTGTTGAGTCAAAACCACTACCATGAACACAACAAGGTGGAAGTGTTGCTCCATCTATATCACAATCTCTAATTCGAACCTCTGTCGAACCCACACCGCTTGTAGCCGTACCAGAAATATAAGCTCCTTGGATAAAAGAGTTATTTATTTCTTGACCCCCAAGATCAAGAATCCATTGAGAACCTAAAAATGTCTTTTTTTCGATTGTAGAAGCAAAAGTAAGTGTTGAACCATTAGCAATTTGGAAGATGTTTAATTTTAATGAAGCAGAAAGTGTTAATGCATCAGCTAGAGTAAGACAAGGATTATCTGCTGTTCCGTTAATAAATCCAGTTGTTCCAGCTATTCCATTTATAGTATCAATCCAAATTGCGCCGTTTGAATATCCAATCGAACGACGCACGACGGCATAACTCATATAAATCTGATCCACATAATAATCAGCCGCTGTAAGACCCGTACCTTCGAGACGAATGAATGCTTTGCCTGCTGTCGTTGCTCCTGCTGGACCGACTAAGAAACCTGTATACGAAACCATTGAAGTGAACATAGCGAAAGTTGTTGCTGAATCTGCTACTCCACCAATTCCTCCGACAGTTCCAACTTGTACCCATGCTGTGGTTGTAAAATTCCAACCGTAAACTCGCATAAGATCATTCGCACCATTCACACGTCCATAAAATGTCGTTCCTGTTGGCACTCCATCCTCTCCAATATCAAATTGATAGTAACAATCAATTGTTCCATTAGAACCATCACCATCTGTAATCTGATGATACACAGAATTACGAGCAAAAGTGCTTGCAAAAGTACCCGACGTGACGGCTCCGTCCGTAAGTGTAAATGCCTCTGCAATCTGGTTGATTGCTGCTCCCGTTGCAACAATGTTGTCCAGCTGATCTTGTCTTGATGGATAAGTATCACCCGATAAACCCGTACCGTCGAATTGAGACTCAAGTGTGTCAGCAGCTGTTGTATCGCCTGAAATCTTTATAGCGTCAGCATTTACGTATTCACCGAATGAACCTGCTGTAACTGAGGTCGTCCGTTGAACTGCCCAGACAGCGGCTGCATCTCCAAGTTGTTCAAACATGATCGGCGATGGTTGTCCTTTGTACCAAGTATTGAGATTTGTAATTTCATTCGTTCCATTGAATATGTCTGCTAGATAGGCATATGCCGAGGCGGTTGCTGTTCTAACGATAATTTTAACAGTCGCATAGGCTGGTTCAGTTGCTGAGTAATACCCAGTCAGTGCGTAAACCGCATTGTTTGAGTTTGCGTCAGTTGTAAGAGTCATTAGTTGCGAAGAGTCTGGATATGTTGATCCTGGTAAGTAAAATTCAACAGTTACTGATGCCGCTGGATCAGCGACAAAATCAGCGTTCTCATAAATAAAACCTGAAGCCTGAACATAGCTTTGCGCTTTTGCTAGTACAAGATATGAAAAAGAGGTACCAATATCTAAACTCTCTGATGCAAACCTTGCATTCAATGTACCAGCAGATCTAACTGTTGTGTCGGAAAGTCCAGCACCTGTTGAGCGCACAATTCCGTTTGGTGTATACCAAAGATGGTTATTGGCCGTGTCTTGCCATTGGTGAAATTTTAATGTTGAGCCTTGTAGCATCGTTGAATAACCAGCAACGAATGTAGCCGAGTTGAAGTTGGAAGATACGAACGTTGATTCTATATAAGATGCGGAGGAAAGAGTAATGTCGATTGCGTTTGTGCCTTTCGTACCGCACAGAAAGTTATTGAATGTTATATCCGATTGATTGCCCAGTATAAAAGCCTGAATACGATTACAGTGTGCCTCACAGTCATTGAATCGACTCGCGTAAGCACTAACAATAATCCAACCCGCCAAGTTAGATAATCCAACAGTATTACATCCTATCGCATAACATTGTAGGAAAAGATTGTTTGCTCCTGTAACACTCCATCCACTACGATTATGGTTCACAGCAAAGCAATCAATAAATGTTTTATTGTTTACTGAGTTTTGAAGATCGAAAGTAGCAGAGAATGAAGCTGTGTTTTGACCGCCAGTAATAATCCCAGTAAACGTTTGAACAACATCATTACCATTTGAAGCAAAGGCTCGGAAAAGAGGTCTATACAAAACCGTGTAATCTATATTAGCCGCGGCAGTCGCACCGTTAAAAACCACTCCACTTTTCACATACGCCGAAGCCACACCCATTGTTTCAATTCTCGTCCAATCAATATCTGTATTGTTTTTCGTAAGAGAGAATATCGAGTAGTAACAAGCTTGGGCTATATTTGTTGTATCAATTACGACATTACGTTCCATGTTCAAAATCCACGCGTCGGTTGAATGAGTATATGTTAATGCCGCCTCCGCCCCGCCTTTCGTTAAAGAAACGATGTAGGAAGTTGGTGAGTTCACTGTAATAACATAACGAATATCGGTTTCTTGGTAATTTGTTGCATTAGCAGAAGCTGGACAAATCCATACTTCGTCACCAACCACCCAATTCACAGCATCAGCTGTAACAAGCGGACTTGCAGCAGTACCAGCTCCACTTACATATTTGGTTTTCCAAAATGCCGTAGATGATTTTGGTGTTCCTTGTAACGTCACCTTTCCGCCGTCTAATTGGGTGACTCCATAATTACCAGATACACCATTTTCATTGAACCGCAACTTTTCAAGACGTGCTGTCCCTACTGGAGACCCCACTGTACCTATTCTGAGTTCACCACCGTTTGCAACTACAACATTTCCAAGAGAGGTAAGTGTAGAATCTACGGTTATATCCCATGATAAAAGTCCATTAAAGAGAACCTGAACAGCCTGACCGATTGAACGACCGAATGTTGTAGATGGATTTCCCGTCTCTGCACCACTACCGATTGTTTGTGTTCCATCCATTGTAAGTGTAATTGCAGCCCCCAGATTTTGTGATGTAATAAAAACATAATCCGTAGCCGCAGGAACTCCTGTGGCATTAGTCGTTGCAAGATATGCTAAGTTTGTCGCACCTGAGTCAGCTGCTCCAGTATGAGTACCCGAGCCAGAGGAGACAACTTTAAAACGATAACGCCCAGCAACCAAAGAAAGGAATGTATATGGAGTAGCAAAACGAAAGTAAACCCAAGAATTTGCTTTAATATCCGTAAAAGAGAGTGTCTGAGTCGCGGTAGTATCGACCGTATTATCTTGTAATGTGACTGTGATGTTATGACCAGCCGTACCAGGAGCAACGATGTAGAGCAAACACCCATTACAAGCGTCGACAAGATTAGGAGCCGTGAATGTGGCGGTAAATAAATTGCTCGTCGAAATAGTGATATTTGTGGATGCATGAATAGTAGGCGTATTAACCACGCTATCCCAAGTGCCAGCAACACTCCAATTTCCTGTTGTAGAAGCTACTTTGTATGCCATAAACTAAATGATTACACCAATCAAATGCTTTAATTCTTCGGCTTTATTTACTGGTTTTGTGTATTTGTCTTTTATATTACGTATATAATTAAGAACCTGCTCTTCAGTTACCTCGTCATTAAATTGCATTTCTTCGTTTTTACCATTAGATATTTCATATTTAACTACGATACTAAAATCGAAATATTGTATATCAACTATTGTGACAGATATTTCTTCTTTTTTTAATATTGGCATATTATACAACTGTCCAACTCGTAATTTGATTATTTATATTACGAGTATATGAATAAGTACGAGTACCGTCAAAGATATGAGATATAAAATTATTTATATCTCTAGTTATTGTAAGTGTTCTTCCACCAGTGAGAGCTACTTGTGAAATATAATCTCCAACCCGTGTTATTGTACCACTTCGAGTGGATACGAAACTCTTTCCAATAAAGTCACCAAGTAAAGTTGCTTGATCTGTTACTTTATCATAAGTAAATCCAACATCACCACCAAATGAACCTCCATCATTAAATTGTACATATGTATCTAGGCTAGCTGGATTTCCCGCTGCGTCCACAGTAATGGTTACTGCTCCGTCTGCTGATGTTGCCACTACGTCTGCACCAACAAAATTCATGCTAGTCACCTTTGCTGTGATTTCAGTCCCTTCATCTAATATAGCAACGTTCCCACCTCCACCATGCCATCTCTGGTCGTTAAAATCTATACCCTGCAGTTTACTGGCTGCGCTTGCCAACTGTTCGCCATTACGGATATTAGAGATGTCAATTCTGTCATTGCCCTTCAGTTTCTTGATTTCCGCTATAACTTCCTTTGGTTCTGGGTTCTTCCCATCCATACCATGTAGTCCAGGTATACCCTGTGGTCCAATCGGCCCCATAAGCCCTTGTAAGCCCATTAGACCGTCTTTACCATCTTTACCTGGCTTCCCATCCTCTCCACGTTCACCAGGGTCTCCTTTATCCCCTTTTTCGCCTTTTATGGGTTCTTCCTTTTTTACCTTAAGACCAGTAACTTGTATCTCTAGTGGTTTTGGTAATTCTTTGTTCAATTCATCATTGAGAGATTGAATCTTTTTTTTTACACCATCAACCTTTTCTTCAATAAATTCACTTATTTCATGAAGTTCGTCAATAACTACCGAAGGATCTTCTTGGTACTGAGCTTTACGGATAAGTTTTTTTACTTCTTTATCCATATTATATTATTCTGTATGTGAAAGAAAAGTACATTGCTTGATTTGTAACATCACCAGCAATATATTGTAGTTGTGCTCTATTATTGACTGCATCACCGAGTATAGCCGCACCTTGTCCAGCAATGCTGGAAGCAAAGGCTGTTCCACAACACTCATTTGCGTTTGCCAAGTTAGATGCTACAGGTAATGAAATACCAAGTTGCGTTGATGCCAACGCAACTGTTGGATCAATATCAACTTGTCCTGAGACAGTAACTGTTGCACCAACTCTCATATATTGACAAGAATAAGCTGTTGAACCGTCAAGGTTAGCTACGTTAGTAAGGGTTGGAATATATGTGCTTGCTACCAAAGTAGAATCAACACTTACCACACCAGAGTCAGCACGAAGAGGACCTGTAAGAGCGGCAGCAAGAGTTGTTGTGCCTGTAACATTTAAAGCCCCAGAAACTGTAAAATCACCACCAGCAAGTGTTAAAAGATTTGCAGAATGGGTCAAAGTAACATCACCACTATTAAAGTTTATAACAGCACCAGAGGCAAGAAATAAATCAGACCACTTCAACGAAGTAGAGCCAAGAACTAAACCATCGTTGGTGAAAGGACCAAGCATTGCACTATCAAGTCTCAACTTATTAGTCAAAACATTTGTATCCATTGTTGCAAAATACAGTCTACCATCGAGATTTGTACCAATATTTACATCCGAAGCTACCCAAGTTATTCTCGCAAATTCAGATTGGTTTCCGCCATCATCTTTTAACTTCAAAGACAAGTATGCCTCATCACTATCTGCATGTGTAGTACGTTTACCTTCAAGAGTTGCGACCTGCACAGAGGCTGCATCAGTATCGTTTCTTACTTGTAAAATTGAAGTCGGTGTTGAAATTCCATTACCTATACCAACCATTCCATCCGTCCCGATTACGATTCTATCAGCAGTTCCCAGCCCAGTCGAAGAACTGATAGCAAAGTGATCTGCAATAGAGTTATCTGCCCCGACAATCCACCTTTGATTTCCAGTTAAAAGAAAGTCTAACTTTGCATCTCCTGTACCATCTTGTTCAATTGTCAGCCCGCCAGTTGAACCTGTACTCGCTGTGTCTTCGTAAACATGCAGTGTAGTGTCGGGTACAGTCACATTTATACCAACTCTGTTATTTGTAGCATTTACAATAAGAGCATTTGTGTCGACTACAAGTACATTCCCAGCGGCTCCTGTAAGTTCTAAAGAAGTACCTGTCGCTTCACCAATATCAGGTGTTATAAGACTTGGAGTATCTGCAAATACCAGAGAACCAGTACCAGTTTCATCTGATATAACACCTCTTAGCTGAGCGGATGTAGTAGAGGAAAAGTCTCCAAGTGTATTATTTACTAAAGTACCAGCTTCCCTATTTACAGTGCTGCGTATTATAGAGTTAGTTGTACTGGTAGAAATTGTAATGGTGCCATTTAATACATTTTTTGTTAAAATTGCATTCTCAATATTTTGCATTTGAATACCACCAATAAGCCCACTATCCACATCGCTGGAAGGTACATAGTGTGCACAAACATTTCCCATTACTACAAAATCATTAACTGTGTTTGCAGCAAAACGCTGATATATAAAATAGGCGGTTCTTCCTGCGTTACCGTCACAATATTCAGCATAGTTATTTGAGACGGTTATTTGTTTTAAACCAATACCACTCAGTGTAACTACACCATGACTGTTATTCCCTTCTTTTAATACACCGCGGAATTGATTATTTATAATGGAGACATTTAATATATCATCGGCATTAAGAGAAACAGCAGATGGGATACCAGCATCAGCGACATCGTCTATCATTTCAAAGTAGTTCCCGTCAATCAAAATATTTCTGTTTCCTTCACCCACATCAACCCCACCATTTTCAACTCCACCTTTAATAAAGTTGCCACTGATTATTACGTCCACACAAAAGTCTCCCAACCCGACATCACTCAAAAGATTTATACCATAACTAGCACGACCACTAGAGTCGTCGCCCTGTGTATTTTTAGAGATAATTACTTTTGAACACTCACTTATTTCAACCATTCGTTTACAGTTGAAAATTGTGTTACCCTCAATAATAACACGTTCTACTGCTGATTGTGTACCCATTACTATAGCCCCATATCCAGTTGCCCCCTCAATTGTGTTGCCGACTAACACGACATCATGGGCAGACTCAAGACGAAATCCTTGTGAAAACCCAGACGCTAAATCGTATGGATAAATATGATTTCCTGTTGCGGTAAAACGTTTAAAAGTTCCAGTAGATCCCAAAATACCATAAGTCATTGCGGCTACAGAACAGTTTGTAATTGAAATGTCTTGTGCTCGTTCTAACTCAACAGAGTAGTCTACACCTTCAATAAAACAATTCTCAGCTAGACCATATTGGATGTAGTGAAACTGAAAACCGAAGTGCCAATTTTGTATTAAAATTCCATTACTTTTTATATGTAAGTTTCTAAGTGTGATATTTTTACACCAGTTAGCCATATCATCTGGATCAACTCCAGAATATGTTGTCAGGATAGCCCCACCATTAACTGCTGCAACTGGATTACCGTAAAGAGTCATGTTTTCTATTGTGACAAAAGATAACTTCGTCAAAAGAAGCATTTTTGTAAAGATACCTTCTGTATAAAGTATTGTTGCATTTTCTCCAACACCAATAAAGTTCAAGTTACTGCAGAGATTTATAGTATCTGAAATCTGATAAGTCCCCTGTTTGATAAGGATAGTTCCACCACCCGCAGCATCTACAAAGTCAACAGCTTGTTGGATCTGAACGTTATCGTCAATACCGTCGACAATATAATCAGCGTCCGAGAACCCAACTGTTATAAATGGACCACCAATACCAGCTGATACAGCAACGGTTACGTTACCACTAGCATCACTTGTGGCCACAACAGAACCACCTGTAAAGTCAAAACTAGAAACTTTTGGTGTTATCTGAACACCGTCATCTTTGACAATTATATCCCCACCACCACCGTGCCAAAGCTGATCGCTCAATTTCATACCACCTATCTTTGCAGCTGCACTGGCTAATATTTCACCATTGCGAATATGAGAAATATCAAGACGATCATTTCCCTTCAACTTTTTAATTTCTTCAATAATCTCTTTTGGTTCTGGGCTTTTGCCATCAATTCCGTCTTTTCCAGCTTTTCCGTCCAAACCGTTTAATCCAACTGATCCACGTTTTCCTTCTGGACCTTTTTCACCTTTTGGACCAATAGGACCAGACTCACCATCAAAATAGTCTTTACCTTTTATTGGTTTAGCCAATTCTGCTGCTTCTCTAATAACATATTCCACTTCTCTCGGGACGAAGTAATCTTTACCTTTTACTGGTGTAACTCCATCTTTCCCGTTTTCTCCCTTTTCTCCACGATCACCAGGTTCACCTTTTGGACCACGTATACCTGAAGCATCTATACCCGAAAGTTCTATATCTAACCCAACAATCTTAATCTTTGGGGATTCTTGTTTTGGTACAATATGGGAAGCATCACTTTCTATACTTTCTAACTTTTCACCCATTCCATCCTTAAAATCACCAAGTTCATCCATGATAACAGAGTCATCTTCTTGATATTTTACTTTTTTTATAAGTTTTTTAGCTTGTGGGTCCATATTGACAAAAGTTATTTATTTATGGTAGTAATTAGATATATGACAGATTTACTTATAGCAATTTTACTGATCGCAATATTAGGTTGGGTAGCAATACCTATACTTGGAGTCATAGTGTTATTGGCCTTAATAGGAAAAGCTCTACCGCCACACTAGCGTATTATTTTGTTAGCTTCTTCTGATATACCTCTTGCTTTTTTTAACGTTCCCTGCTTTGAAGCTTCTCTTAACCCACCAAAAAGCCCAGATTTTTCACCCAAAATATTTAAAGCTTTACCAGCAATACCACTCACACTTGTTGGTATTCCCTCAAGTAAAGCTCTCGCACGTGGGTCATCAAATAACTCCATGGTAAACTTAGCGAGGGTTGCGTCATGTGACAGGTCTATACCTGTTCTTTTTTTAACAAATTCAAATATTTCTTTTGACTTCGAGCCTGCTGGTGAAAAAAATTGTTTAACTAACGAAGCACCACGAACAGGTACCCCATCTACAACCTCACCTAAAGATTTATTTAACGCCTCAAGCATCCTCGAATAGTCCGAGTATTGTTTATTTAAGTCTCTATACGCTTTTGGTAAACTGTTTTTTAACTCACCATTTAGTTTGCCAATAATAGATTTGAGTTTTAAGTCTGTCTTAGAACCAGTCGGAATTGTAAGGTCTCGATTACCTTTATATAGGATGTCCTGTACTTCGTCGATAGCTTTATCGGCATCTAACTTAGTACGTACACTTTTCAATTTATCAAGAACAGTTTTTGAAATGTTATCGCCTAATCTATTTACCTCTAAAATTGCAGTGCGCACAGGTGCTGTAAAATCTTCTAGACCAATCTTTGCCTGATTTATAATTGAAGTCTTAGACTTACCAATTGATGCTCTTTGTTTATTAAGTTGTTCGGCTGCATCACTTAATTTCTCTCCTACCTTTTCAAAACCTGTTTGTGCCCGAGGATCAATAACAGCTTTTTCTGCAATTTTAACATACTCATCTAAATGATCAGGTTTTACCTCTCTTAATATTGTTTTAACTTTTTCATCTGGCTCTAGTGAAATTATATCAATAGCTTTTGCTTTTAAGTTAGCAGGTAAATTTGAAACTCCTACTTTGACTTTTGCGCTTAGTTTACCGACCTCTTCCAACCCTTCCAGACTTTTATTTGCAACTTTTTTTGATACTTTCAAACCAGACCCAAGAACCTTTGAAGCTGGCAATAATCCGAGGATGTTCAAAGCAGCCTCTAAATCCTTAGCTGCGGGTAAGTTAGTTTTACGCAGTTCTTCATATTGTTGTAGTTTTTCTTGAACTTTTCCAACAACCTTCTGACCAGTTTTTGTCTCTAGTGCGATTGAAGCAACGTCTCTGATTGGCTGCTCTACAACATCTGGAAGCGAACGAAATGCACCTGTAGCGCCTTCCATAACCACATCACCAACGGCACCAGCTGCCTGACCGACACCTTGTCCAAAAGCTTCAAAAGCACCTATTTTACCTGACTTATACAGACCTGCTGTTTCTTTTAAACCACCATATCTTTTTAAAGTGTCCTCTTTAAGTCGGCTAAAAATAGAATCTGTTTTAGTTTTTGCAGATTCTTCTTGATTTTTCATCATATAATCACCGACAGTTTTAATACCTGAAGGACTCTTCTGAAAATACTTGTTTGCCTTGTCTAGTTGTTCTTGAGTTAGCATATATTTAGGATAAATTTACTTTTTTGAATCCTGTCATCTTTGAAACAGGTATTTCGTGTGTTCTAATCTCTTCAGGTGCCGAATTCACAAACCAATTTGAGTCTTTAACTGTTGCTACACCGTCCTTGATAGACATTATAAATCCTATGTGTCCATATTTTTTATATGGCATTGTGAAAACCATGCCAGGCTCTGGTTCTTTAATCTTTGGGTCCATTTTAGCCATCTTTGAGGCAAAACTGTCCCCTACCCCAAGACCTGTTAGTTTATTCACAAATCTACCACATTGGCCACCTTTTGTGTCGTCAGGGATTACAGCAAGTTTTTGAACTGTGCCTTTTGAGGAGGTTTGCGACTCCGAACTAAAACCTTTTTTCTCTTTAAAGATGTCAAAATAATCGTTTATATCATCGCTGGGATTTGGATTCATTGATTCGAGAAAACCATTAAACTCATCTTGTTCTTTTATCGTACCAAACTGTTTAAAAGTATCTGCATCTGCATATACTTCTTGTTGTAGTTGATTATAACCGTCAGGTCCAAGAACACGAATAAACTCGTTTTTCAACTCGTTAAGATTTTTCTGGCGTGTCTCTTCTGTTTGCCAAAATTTAGGGAGTAAACCTTTAAAGTGATCCAATTGTTCGTCAGTGTAGGCAGCACCAGTTTTAAGATTAGATATAATTTCGATCAAATCTCCCTCTCTAGCGGCATACTCTGAATCAAAGGCTTTACCAGTACCAAAGCTCTCTTGAGACTTTTTACTCAAAAGATCAACCGCTGAAATACCCGACATCATATTACTTTCGAGCTTTCGTTGTTCTGCCGACTTCTCTTTTAAAATTGCTGGTTTTGTACCTGCATTAACTTGCTGTGCATAAAGTTTTAACTGAGCTTCCGTCACATAACCTTTCTTTAAAGCATCATTTAGTTGATACCCTGAAAGACCAAGACCACCTGCTGCGCTCTTTGCTTCGTCAGACTTTAGTTGATAATTCAAACCAAACTGTCTCTTCTCTTCATCAAACTGTTCTCTTTGGAAGTTAAACTTCTCTTGATCACGTAAGTTTTGTATTTCATCTTGTTTTTGTTGATAAAGGAATCTCTTTTGTTCTGTACCCATTTTTCTAACTTCATCAATACGAGCGTTAACAAGACCTGTTAAAATCTTTGGATCAATACCTGAGTCTTGTGCATAGGACAAAATGTCTTCAGCGGTAGGCGACACAATCTCACCGTTTCCGTCGATATCTACTAATCCAGATGCAATTGCATTACCTATTCTTTCTTCTTGTTTTTGGTTATATGTTTCAACTTCTTGTTCAAATTTAATACCACTTTGTCTATCAACTTCTTTTTGTCTAATCTTCTCAGCTTCTTCGTTGACTTCCTTACGCATATCAGACAAGACTTTTGACTTTTCTGAAAGATAGCCTTGAGCAGCATTATACTTTTGATTTATAATCTTATAGTCTCTATCTTCAAAAGCCTTTCTTAAATCAGATACTGCTTTCGCTGCCAATGCATCAATTTCAGCAATTCTACCAATACCAACATTTACCGCATTTGCAATGTTACCAGTCTCTAGTTCAGGAGCATATCTACTCCGACCACTCACAATACCAAGTTGTTTAATACCAGCTTCATAATTTCTATTTGCAAGCTTTTGTTCTTCTTTGAGTTGGTTAAACTGAGCTTTTACAGCTTCAATTTCAGCCAGATCACTCGCACGAAGTGGAAAAGTACCAGACGACAACTTATCTATATCACTTTGATACTTTGTATATTCGTCATCAAGTCTTTTATTTATATCTTCCATTGGAGATGGAGTAATTTCTTCTTGACCAGTTAATTTTGAAATATCTTTTCCTAACTTTGCTTTAGCATCAGCCTCTTGTTGTCTCAAAGCTAAGTCGTCTTTGCGTTGTTGTTCAGATAAGGCAGTAGCGTCCTTTTTTGCTTTATTCTGTGCGTTTAACTCTTGTTGGCGCTGGATTTCAAGTTCATTTCTAGTAAGAAATTCTTTTTTCTTTCCTAAGTCTGTTATTGCTTTATCAGCAGTAACAATAGGAAGTGTCTTTTCATAAGCCATTTGTGCTCTTTGAAGGTCTTGATTTGGATTAAAAGCAGTCTGGGTTGTACCAGGAGTTAACTTACCTTTAGAATCAGTTTGAGCACCTGCACGAACAGCAGAAAGTGGGACAGACTTTACATTCACTCCAGGTGTTATTGGTTGTTTTAACGTAGTAGCCATATTTTGTTTTTTAAACTTCTTTAAGGAGTAAAATTACTCTACGAAAAAAGTATCCATTCTTAGAAGCATTTGCAGCAGTTGCTAAACCAAAAATAGGTTCAAAATTTGTTCCATCTGCACCAGGAAGATTAGTTGTATGAGTAGCAACCAAAGTACCATTTATATAAAATTTTATATTAGTACCAGAAGTAAAGTCCCAAGAAAAAGTATTAACCGCAGTCAAAGTAATACCTGCACTTACGTCAGTTCTAGTTTGAGTCACTCCATCTGCATTCGAAGCCCATATCGTTGCATCTTCAATAAAAATTCCAATATGTTTAGTAGTAGAGGTTCCATTCGCAGCGGCTATTGTCACTGCGCCACCAATACCTGCAAAAACATCTTGCGCAGTTATCTGACTTAAAACCATGCCGAAATACATTGAATGATTTTTAGTCCAGGCGGTAGCTACAGAATTAGAAGCGAATGTAGTGGTAGCAACGTTCCCACCCTGACCAGTTGTAGCTGGAGTTTCAAAGTAAACTGTTGGAGCATATTCTGCAATAGTGCAAGCTGTAAAAACTGATTCACCAAACCCTGAAGAAGCTGTACGATCACAAAGATCTAAAAGATTTATCATTTGTCTGCCTGTACCTAAGGTTTGAAGAAGTACATTATTTAGACTATGAGTATGTAAAGTATCTGCGCTAGTAGTAGCACCAGTTGTAAGCGTTGTCGCATTTGCCTGAGACATTTTATCTAAACTTTGAATTTGAAACTTAGGGCCAACTGAGTCGTAAACGACTGTAACCGTTTGACCTGCTTTTATATCATTGTCCTCAAGGACAGTTGCTCCGTTTTTTGTTATAGCTATTGCACCAAGTCCATTTACGTTCAAAGTAGCAGCTCCAGTGTTAGTAGTGGCTGCTTTAAAACGAACAGTCATACCAGCAACATAGGCCGTTGGTACAGGAGAAAGTGTTACCACGTAAGTGTCATTAGCTTGAGCGTCCACAGCATAAACCTCAGCAGCAGTTTGTAAACCTGTCTGAGTGACATACAAATTTCCTGCCCCAACAGCAATAGTTGTATTATTTCCAACCAACGCATTGTTTTCTGCTTGCGTAGGTACTCGTCCATCGTTATCCCCAACAAAAATAGGTGTTACGGGATCCACTGGAGCAACAGATACACGTCCGATACCTTTTACGATAGTCGAAGAGTCAGGGGAACCCGCAATTGCAATACCGTCAATATAAGCTTTATTAGCCGCATCAGTAGGATTTAAAGGTGTATCTGTAATTACTGGAGTAGCCCCAGTCGCAAAGGTCCAAATTTGATTTACAGTTTCGTTATCGTTCTTATTTGCAAAGTCATTATAGAAAGCTGAGGTGTTTGATATTACAAAGAATGCTCCGCCTGCATGAGATTTTGCTACATTAGCGACTTCTGTGTAAGGCGCAATAAAACCAACAGTGCTTACACCAGTCAGCGTAGCTGTTCCATTTGCATTTGGTGTAACTCCTGTAAAAGAAATTTGTTCTTCTTTTGTTCCATTACCTGGATCGATGGTTCCATATCCTTTTGTACCAAAATCTGTCATTGCAAGATCTACTCCGTCAATGGTTTGAAATGAAGAAAGAATAACTGATCCTGCTCCAATAGCTACACCCGAACCAGCAAGTGTAAAAGGTTGGCTTTGTACAAATAGTCTGTTATCCATATAGAATTTTTATTAAATAACTTCTCTCTACTCTTTTATCGAATTATTCTGATCACCCGCTAACAGAATCTTTGGCCCAAAGGCTAGTATCTGCCATTGTTGGTCTACTTCGTTACTTGAAAAAGATATTTGCTGTTCATAGAAATATTGTTCTGGGAATGTCCGAATCCATCGAAACTTCGGAGGTAAGGCATTTGGATCAGTAGTAGTACTCGAAGTTCCTAGTCCTTTCTTTCCAAGAGATGTTTTACCAAGAGAGGCATCATTGGATGGTGTACACACAAAAGTACTAGTACCAGCTATATTATAACTTGTTTCCGTTGCGCATCCATCAATTTCATAAGTCACACCAAGGGATAGAAGTGTATTTGAACTAATATAACCTTCAACAAATACTTCATTCACACCCTTCTTCATTGAACGAGTACCAAAGTTATTATAAGAAAATACCGCGCGTGCATCGATAGGTAATCCATTATCGTTATACCCATCAAATAGTTTATATGTTTCTCCAACTTGATAAGAATGTCCATACAGCTCACCATCTATAATAGCAAATCTTGATATTGGCATTATCTGTGGTGACTCCCAAAATTTATTCGTCAAATTAAATATGCGAACAGTATTTTCAGCTGGTACAGCTATATAAATAAAGTCTCTATGATACGCAACAGAACAATCTGTAAAATCGTATGTGTCGAAATCATTTTTTATAGAATTTGAAATATCTTCTGTTTGTTGTGTCAAGACAACATTTTGAACACGACCCAAAGTATTCAATGTTGGTTCATTTGTGATAAAGACAATATCATTCCGTATTTTTGATATAGCGGCTTGACTTTTGGCAGCCTGCAAAGAAGTTGTCTTAAGACGTTCTATTTCAAAAGATTCTTTTGACAGATCAGATGAGAGAGTAAATTTAGTTTCATACCACTGATCCTTCCCTGCTGTCACAGTCATTTTGTTTTCTTGTGGAATAAAGCCGACAGGTGTTCCATCTAATGTAACTAAAGCACCCTCACCAACCACTCGAACAGGTGAAGTAAAAGCAAAAGATTTATAGTTGTTTACTTTAGAGATATACACAGACCTATCAGTTAGAGAACCAATATAAATCTGATTTCGTAAGTTAGAGATAAGAGCATTTGCAAAAGTGGGTGGGAAACTAGCTAAGCCAGCATTGGGCATGGTTTTCACTTTCTGGTGAATTATAGCTCCGACAGCATGCCCCCCTAGAGTAGGATTTGGTGTTACTCCTGTAAGCGTTGTCGTTCCAGCTCCACCGCTATATGAATACGTTATCCCGTCTATAACTACTTGATTTACAAAGTAATTTATAAACCCCGTGCCAATAGTTACGTTATTTTGTGCAACACCACCCGCATTGGAAATTTCAAAGTAATTTGCTCCACTTCCTGTAACTGTAAATACACCGTTATTTGCAGCATTAAAATTCTGAGCAGCAATATAGATTGTCATTCCAATAGGAAGAAGGGCTAAAGTGATAAGAGGATCAGTCCCAGTACCATCATAAGTATATCTGAAAGTTGTACCTGCTGGGTTCGTTATATCAAATTGTGTTGTGTTATCACCCAAAGTAAGGTTTGAGCTATAGAAATTCTCTTCTGCCCAAAATGGTGCTCCTTCTTTCGTTATAGTTGTAGCAGTTGCGGCTGAAAAAGTAGTTATCCCACCACTCCATTCATAAATATTGGTTGATCCGTCAACAAAAAGAAGAAAATCAGCCTTTTCGGTATCAAAATCCCAGAATGTAGTGAAATTAAAAGCCACTGAGGTCAGTGATGTCATTAAATCTCTCCAAGTTACTGTATCATCAGAAGCAACATACCGATATTGTAACTTTCCATCAGCTACACCTGTTTTAAATCCAGCCCGTAGATGACGGGCTTGCCCTATATGTATATCCCAGTCGTATGAGGCTAGAATTGGGGCTATGGCGGTGTTTGCTTGCCCATCAAGTGTGAAGCCCTGTCTTGATGCAACTCGCTCTTCTGTGGTCGTTAAAACGTTCTGCGAACCAACAACAAGAACACCAGGAGGTAAATTAGTCTTATCCTCACGGTGTCTATACCCTAAGTTGTAGTTAGTAACGAGAGAAAAATCATCTCCACCACCAGTTTGTTTCGGCATATTAGAACCATCTATTTATAATATTTCTATACCCTGGACTCGGCTTCGCATAATATAGTTGTTTAGGCTTTTGGATTTCACTTTTATACATTGCTTTATATCTCTGTACTCCTTCGTTATATTTTGTAAGAAAAAACTGTCCATCATATTGTAACGCATTTCTTCCTTGCTGTTGTTGCGAAGCCAGAAATGCTACTTGATAAAACATTATATTAAATGACTCAGTATCAAGATTGACTAAGTTAGAGTCATCAGTGACATTTTCTTGATAAGCTCCAGTAATAGCGTCTCTAAACAAATATTTTGAGTAATATTCAACCTCTAGTATTGTACCCATTCTTGAGGCCCAACTATTCACAAGAACACCTGTTTGAAGTGTTGTGTCGTAAGTGAATGTAATTCTTCCATAATCGATGGCAGAAGCATCAGGAGCACCAACCGTTGCTGCTGTTCTCCAGTCAAAAGCAAGAAGATTCCACCCATCACTAAACGCATTGCTCGCCTGATCTACAGAAACAGATTTCGAATAATAGTCTCCAGCAGTAGATCCCCACCGTAACTCAATAGTCGTAACATCTGCTCCTGTAGGAAGATAAACAAATATAAATTCTGTTCCTTGATTCACCTGATCAGATAAATCTTGTGCCGTCATTGTCGAGTTTTCAATATATCCAGTGGCTTGACCAGCATCTAAATTAAATTGAACTGAACCACCAAAGTTTATGAAGTTTATATTGTTTGTTTCGATACTTGATGCTCCACCACCTACTGAGAAAGTACCGTTATCTGTAACACCTGAAATTTGATTAACCACCGTACCTTGAGGTAACAAAGGAGAGTTAATTCTGATAGTTTTTACAGAAGCATTAAAATTGATTGTGAACTGATTATTAAACGTCCACGATTTGAGCACATCAAACTGTTGATTATAGTCTTGATTATAGACATCCCGTGGATAACGAGTAGTTTGGGGTCGAATGTCGATTATTTTATTACCTTTTACATCTGTTGGCAGTGCGTAGTCATATACTTGATAAAAGATCTGATTTGCGAGTTCAGTTATACGTTTTGTTTCTTGTGGGTCAATATCTAAAAGAAGTTGTCGTGCCGCACGGTTAATAAGACCATCCAAATTAGTAATCTGGTTAGTTGTTGTCCCGTGCAAAACCCCTTCGAGATCACTTTTTAGATTAACTATACTGTATGACATATTTTTCTACCTTTATTTAGATAAGTATCAGTTTTTTTATGACATTCTCTACAAAGAGTCCTACCGTTTGATATATCCCATAACTCTCTGCATTCACGCGCTTGTTCCGTTGTGTTTATATTGTTCTCTTTAACTATGAACATGTATCTTTTAACGTGATCAACTTCCATTTTCTTTCTCTGTTTTTCTTTATTTCTAAAACCACATATTTGACAAGTCCAATTATCTCTATCCAATACAGATTTTCGCCATTCAATGTATTCAGGAAGTTCCATTATCCTGTTTCTGAGAGGTTTAGTTGCTTCTTCACCTTTGAAAACTGGACTTCCAGATCCACGAGTTCCTAACGCCCAGCACGTTCTTGAACAAAATTTTGACTTTTCCGATCTATACTTCTGTACAAGGTAGCTCTTGGAACAAACAATGCAAAATTTATCTACACTATTCCACTTTGGGTGATTTTTACCAGATTTTTCTGGAAATTTCATACCCTTATGTAAACCGTGTCCAATTTTTAACCCTGAAATATTCAACCGTTTTTTCATGACTAAATCATACTGTATGTCCTTGTTCCAAGGTCTCATTGTACCATTTCTAGCTGGATTATTTGTTTGATCTTGTTTTGTAATTCCTGTAACTTTTAAAGAACAAATTTTAGAACAATACTTTTTATTTTCCCAATAACTTTTTGATTCATTTACTTTTTTGTAAAAAACATTATCGCATATCAGACACTTTTTTGATTCCATAGGGGTATAGGTTAAATTACTTATACCCCTACTTTATCATGTTCTAGAACTTATTACAAGCCCATTCTACCTACCAAACCTATACACCAGTGCTACCCACCAGACCCACGTAGTCAGGAACGAAGACTTCTTCACGGAAGTTAGCTTGATACAGATAAGTACGGTTGTTTGAATACATCCAATCACGAAGAGCTGTTTCAACTCCTTGACGAATCAAACGAGAAACAGAATGGTTTTTTGAAAGAAGGAACCATGCAGTGTCTGAACCACCAGCAGTTGCTCCCAAGAAAGGAGAAGTATACACAGTGATACCAAAAGCTGAACGATATACGTTGATGTTGTTGTTTCCTGAATCTGCAATCAATGCTGAGTCAGTAATTTCACGAGCATGTTTGAAGAGAGCTGAAGGAATAAGCAAGATACTTGCTGTGTTTCCCATGATTACACCTGCTTGATTTCTTTGTTCAGCCAATGAGACTAAACCAAGATTCAAAGTTGTTGGAGAAAGTGCTCCAGCAACTAAGTTACTTTGTACTCCACCACCAATAAGTGGGTGAGCTGAGTTAACCAATGAAACTCCGTCAGCAGTCAAAGTTGTAGTGAAAGCATCACGAAAAAGATTCATTGCATTATCGTCTTGTGTAACACGAGCCATCTGAGCAAAGTCAGATACAGCTTTTGACCAAACACCATGCATATTGTCATCAAAGAGATTCTTTGAGATTTCAATACCTTGAGCAAAGTCACCAACTAAAGTTGTTTGTTTGTTAGTAACAGAAGGAGTTGACATTGGAACAGATTGTACTTCTCCAATTTTTGGGAAAAGACCTGATCCTTTGAAAGTTTCTGTGATGTATGCAGCGTGAGTAGTTTCAACTGGACGGAAAAGTTCAGCTGTTCGAGCATCTGCAATACCAGGGAAGGTAGCGTTTGCGTCGAAATTTTGATGGAACACTGCATCAAGTTCCGTTTGCACGATGGCAAAATTTTGAGCTTCTGTGAACATATTGTAGAATTAAATTTTTAAGTAGCATTTTTTCACAAAGCATTTTTATCTTTAACTAGGCGTTATACGCAAGAGCTTGACGAAGTGAGAAAGCAACCATACCTGGATATTTCGCAACATCAAGAGGTTCAACTACAAGTCCGTTTACTGCATTATCAGCAGCGAGAACAGTTTGAACACCAGCCGCTGTAACATCTAAAAGAACACGATCTCCTACAAGAGCATCATATTCGGCTTGAGTGTCCCAAGTAGCCGCAACAAGGGGAGCAGCCATATAGACAACACCTGGCAAAAGACGCATTACATCTACAGTACCAGCAGCAGCAACAGTATCAGTTGAAGTTGACATTGCAATACCTG